CATTTAATATATCTGCATTAATTCTTTGATCATTAATTGGAAATTTCTCTAAATTTAATTTATTTATATCCATTAAATTATTGTCTTATTAAATTCAATCTTTGGAGCAGAGTTAAACCTTTTTACTACATCTTTCCTAAGAATTGCACTGCTTTTTTTTAGTCTTTCAGGTAATCTTTCATTTAAAAATCTTTCTTTATCCTTCGAACCCATTTTAATTGTATTTTCAATAATAATGCCTGCCATATTATTTCCCCCTTGTTACTTTAAATTGATACTACTTAAATTATACATCACCAAATAGTAAAAAGCAAAATACCCCAACTCATTAATTTGAGTTGGGGGCATTTATATTATTTCTTAATTCTTCCATCCTTATCTACTTTTGAATTTCTCAAAACCGCTAATTTATCTGTAATAAAATCAGGAATCGGTACACCTAAAAGCGATAGGTTTTCAACAATACTACCAATTTCATTCGCAATCAAGAATATCGTTGTACCTGCTACAATCCAAGCCATTTCAGGCATGATTTGAGCCATGATGTTTGCAATCATAACTAAAACAATCATACCGAATTTCTTTGTGAATCCTTCGATTGAGTAACTGGATTTAAAGCTGTGTAACTTGATACCTTTTAACATTCCTAGAACGATGTCAATTGCGATCACATAAATTAGTAAATGTAAAAAGCGTGCATCACCAAATAAAAAATGACCCACGCCTTGAAAATAAATATTTATTTGTTCCAATGTTTAACCTCTTTTCTTCTATTATATAAGTTATTTAACTCTTAATTTATTACCTGCATAAATTCTAAAGTTATTATCTAAGTTGTTTAATGTTTTAATCTGATTAATTGAAACATTGTATTTATCGGCAATCACTGAAACCGTATCACTTTGTTTAATTGTGTAGTAAACAGCTGTTGATCCTGTGATTTGCTGAACATATTCTTTATTAGCAGTGAGTAAATAGCCTGATTGAGTAATCAAACGTGGTGTACCACCGCTAGATTTTTTAATTCCAGCAATTGTAAACTCTTCACCTTTTTTAAACATTGGATTAATAACGTTAGTTTTCTTATCCCAATCGGCACCATTTACAGCGTTGATTTTTCGTAGATAAGTATTTTTGAGTAATTTCACACGTTTAGGATTGGTTGTGTAATACTTACCATTGCTATTTACACTTGTTGATTGTTCTAAGAATAGCTTTGTTTCAGCATTTCTACGATTAACTAAACCTTGTACAACTTGACCACCCGCTTTATTATATGCTTTCATTTCGTTAGCAGCTGATTGCCATTGTTTAGAATTAATGTAATACAGTAACGTTGAGTTGCTTAAAATGTTAGCGCCTAAATTATAGTGAAAACTTGCAAGTGCATCATATTGATTTTGATTCAGTGATACTGTGATTAAACGTTCAGCAATACTCATGTGATTCACAATTTCAGCACTTAGCCAATCATCTGCTTGTTTTTGTGTAATGGTTTGACCTCTATAGACACCCTTTGTGTGACCGTACCCAATTGTCCAAACGTTAACAATGTCTTGATAAGCTGTTAAGCGACAACCTTCGTATTGTTTGATTAAGTTTATACCTTTTTGACTAATCTTCATTTTCTTCATCCTTTCCTATTTAATCCAAATTTAAAAGACTCTCTATTTTAGAAAGTCTTTCATTTAAATTATTTTTTTCTTTTTCTAATGTTTTTATTTGTTCGTTCTGCGCTTTCATAGCTAACATCAGATAGCCGATAACAGTCCCATCATCACGTCCTTGTTTATCTTCTGCCAAGAATTGAGAGGGGACATTATATTTTTTAGTTTTATTAACATCATCAATAATAAATGTTGTATGCGTTTCTGCAGTATCTTCACCAATGAAACGATATTGTTTAACATCTGTTGCTAATATATCAGCAAGTGCATCCTCAGGACTAACATCTTCAATATCCGTTTTAAGGCTTAATAAAGATGATTGTGACACTGTTTTGCAAGTGATGTCTGTACGATTACCGTTTCCGTCAACAAACCATGTTGAGTTCCCCGCCTTATTAATAAAGCTATTCGCCCCGTTTAGACTAAGGTTACCTGCAGTCAATTGCGATGCGATTAAAGGCTTGTAAGTGATACCTGCGGCTGAGTTACCTTTTTCATCTACAATCCTAACTTCCCCTTTTGCGCCGATGTAAAAATGCGTACCTGTTGACGTCGGGGAAATTCCGTTAGCTTTCAATGATTCGACATCTGTTCTTGAAAAATCGCCCGAACCTGTTCCATTCCAGTAAGGTGTTGCCCTATCCGATGTTCTGACAACATCTGGTGTAATTAATGCGTATTTGCCAAGTTGCGAATATTCTTTTTTATAGTCAATGCTCTTGTCACCATTAGAATAATCAAGTGGTGTCCCGATTGTAATACCATTGTTCAATATAGAACGTGTTTCCGACAATTCTGTACCACTAACGGGGTCTTTTGTTTTCTGCGTGATAATAATACCTTCATCGTCAATCGATGATTCACCCGTCACGTTATGACCTGCTTCGTTTTTTAGATCAATCGCTTTAATAAAGCTATTACCGTTGAAAGTACCACCATTAATTGTTTCTGCTTTTAGTTTAAAACCAGGCAACACACTAACATCACCGTCCAAACTGATTTTTTTACCGCTAATTATAACACCTTTAGGGTCTATATTAATTTGATTAATTACATCGCCTGTATCTACTTTTAAATTGATGTTATCGGCTAGTTGAGTTATTTGTGATTGACTAGCTAACTCAAAATCTGACTCTGACCAGGGTGTCGACTTTTCGCCTTTTTCTAATTTAACGTTAGCGAACCAAACTTCGCTTGCGATTTGATTATGTCCACCCAAAAAAACGCCGGTAAACGTGTCAGCATCAGTCACTTTTACAAATTCGAATTTTTGCCACGTGTTGGCTTTAGATGCCACAAAAGTAGCACCTTTATACGTGTCTAGATCACTTGCTGCATTACCTTGTCCGACTTGCACCTGTATACCCTGTCCAGCAGCAACAGCTTTAAACCAACCCGATAAAACTACAGATTGATTTTTTTTACATGGTATAAAATCTTGTGCAACCATGTGCTGACCTGTGCCTGCGCTTTTAAATTTGAGGGCGGCAGTAAATCCATTTTCAACCATCGGAACGATAGATTTTATTGTTCCGTTAGTCGTGCTGTTACGCCAAATATTCCTCGCCTGTAGAGACGATGTATTCATTAAATTTTTAGCGCCACTTTTAAAATTGCTATCGTAGAGATAGTTAGACTCACCGATAGTCAAACGCTCGACTGTGCTACTAATCAATTCTGCAGTTTGAGTTTTGTTGCTCTCAAAATCAACATTGCTGACTTTACTAGCAACTACGTCAGCTAATTGTGTGACAACAGATGAGTCTGCTTTTGATTTAACTGCTGTTTGCAATCCTGCTGTCGTTTGTTTAACAGTACTTATATCACCTGTGTTGACATCTATCTTTTCAGACAATGCCTCTGCTTTATCAAACCCTTCTTGAGCTTTTTCGAGTGATTCATCCGCTTTAGACTGCGCCTCAGACACTCTTTTATCAACTTCCGTCAATGTTTTATTAATTTCAATCGTTTCTTGTTTAGCTTCGTCAGCTGTTTGTTGCGCAACTGATGTATCATATTCTTTTTTTGTAACTGATATTACGCTACTTCTAATAACTGCCATACTCTTCACTCCTTTTTAAAAATTATCAATTTTTAGCCTGTATAATTTGTTGTAAACTGGTTCTGTGTCGCTCACCTCTGAAGTAAAAGCAAAACCTTGCAGCAAATATTTTGAATCGCCCTCATAGTAAATACTTGTTGTTTCGGGTTCATGGAATTCATCGTCAGCTTGTATATCCCCTTCTGTAAAATTAAAATTAAGCTGATGTACTTGTTCGCCTGTTCTTGCATCCACAATGCGTAGTTGTGGCATATCATTATTAACAACAGTGCCTTTAGCACCGCCGAAAACTGTATATACATACGGATAATCAATGCATGATGATTGGTAGGTTTGCCCCTCACTGATACCCACACTTGATGCTGTAAATTGGTGTAATGCTTTTTTATCACCTTTTTCAAAGGCTTTACGCTCAAAGACACGATAAACTGTTTTTGACGATGAGTAGTAAGTCATTAAATAATAACCATTTTTAGCATCTAAATTGATACGAGATACTGCTGTATTAAATTTAATAATATCTGTGGATGTCGGTGTGTATGTTTTATTTGCAGTGTACTTAAATTTCCCACAGTACGCTTCATTTGTATTAGGCACGCTATACGCATAAAAAACATATAAAACACCGCCAATATTTTCTAAGCCAAAGTGAGAGCCATGTCCTAACTGTTTCATAAACATACGATCTAATATATTGCCTTGCATATCTGTTCGTGTAATCGTAAATGATTCTGCTATTTTATTTTCAGCTGCAGTATAACCCGAGTAGCCCATTGACCAATAAATATTTTTTGTTTTAGGGTCAACTTGTGCATATTGCGCAACACGACGGAATTGATTTATCATGCTGCTATCCGACTGCAACTTAACAAACAGTTTAAAGTCTGATTCTAAAAAATACGCATTGCTGATTGCATTATCGAAAACACACTCATATGTGCAGTCTGAATCTTCAAAAGTCAGCACTAGTATATTGCCAAATGATTCATGTTTTTCTGTCCAATCCTCGTCCACAGTGCCGTCCTTAAATGTTTTAATCCAACTGAAATTTGATTGTGGGTATTTAGGAGTGACTAACTTATTTCCTTCATAAACTTGAGCAATCAATGTTTTAGTTTCTGTTTTACTAGCAAAGTCAAAACCTGCTTGCGATGTGACAGACACTCTAAAACTCTTGTCTTTTGAATCTTGTAACGCTTGATTTGCGTTAGCTTGTAGCTGCCATATTAATGATGGCGTGATGGCATTGATTGTTGTAAACTCCCCTAATGTAACGTTATCTGATACAACATCAGAGAGTGAGTAATTAGTTGCGACTACTCTTGCTGTTACTGTCATAACAGGTGACATTTCAAAGTCTACAACAACAACCTTATCACCAATTTGCGGACGTTCAGCAAGTAAAGCAACATCTACCGTATATTCAAACTTCGGATGATTGTAATACTTTAATTGTTCTTTCCCCCATGTTAATAGACCTGACGGTTGCAAAATTTTATCATTTGAAATCAAGCCCTCCAAATGGTCATGACCACTGTTGTAATTATCGTTTGCCTCGTCATCTAATAAATAAGGTAGATACTCGTACAGCCCTGTTTTAGGGTTTTTAACTTTATTTACGGACGTAATTGTTTGTTGTGTTCCATCTGCTTTGTTTGCACCTTTTACATAAAGCTTTGTATAAAAATCAGTTTCTGTTTCTTTTCTGCTCGCACCTTTAATATTGTGGCGATATTCAAAGCGTTCCCCTGTATTTTCACCTAAACGCTCCACCAATTGCACATGTTTTGCAATGATATTTCCGTCATTTATAACAGCGTAAGCAACAACTTCCACATCAAATTCTTTCAGCGCCTCATCAAGCGCTGCTTGAGCTGTACCTTCAGTAACTTCATAAGATTTAGCACCACCACTGTAAAAATCGTTAAATCCGTCTAACGTCCATCCCGAACGCTCGAAAATATAGCTAAACACATTGATACTATTTGCTGAAGAAAAGTTTTTACTGTCAATCTGAGTGTGTGACATTTTCCAAATGCAACTGTTAAATGCATCAATTGACTTACGATGTGTTTCACCGTTAATTTCATCGGTTACTTCGTAGATTGTGAATAATTTATATAAATCATTCGAATCCTTAAATAATATCTGTGTACCACGCTCTAACAAATCGGTCTCATCGTAGCCGTATGGTACAGACAAACTTAACGTCTCAGACCAAATTTTAGCAAGTTTTCCATTATCACTACTAGATGATTCTGCAATAGCGTTTTCGTGATGATCATCATAAAAAGGACAGCTCTTGCCGTCATTGCTCAGTACACCTATAATTTTTTCATCTTTATTTAAAATATAATACATATACTGCCCTCCTTAGTTTATTCGTGGCACATAGGATAACTCCCATTTATTCTTTGCATCTGGTTCGGGATAAACGGTCACAACATTTTCTTGCTTAGCTTCAGCGCTGAAAAATTGACTACCAATTGCAACGTTTTCAAGGTAACGTATACCGTTCCGATAAACGACATTATTTTCACAATCTATAATAATTTCATCCCCTGGTTGTGCTACAATTTGATTTTCTTTTCCTAAAATGTCATAGACTTTAACATCGCAGAGCGACATATAGTTAGGAGTATAGACAACAACAGGGTTTGATGTGTCTTCTTTGATGTCCCACTTCGCTAAAAATAGCGCTACACCTGCCAGTTTATTGTTAAATTTATTTGCGCTATCTGTGAAAGTTTTGCTGTATTTTTTGCTGACAAGTCCTTTGCTGTCTAACTTCTCAACTGTAGCAGTATATTTATTACCTTCTTTTTTCAAAATCAAATTACCATAAAAGTCAGTGAAAACATTTTTACTATTAGATTGCTCCACAGTCATAGCCTTAGATATAACATCGCCTTTTTTTATTTTTTTCTTTTTATCAGTCACTTTTGCAATCGTTTTAAAGCTTATTTTTTTAGGTTTTAAATTATTTTTACTTGTTACCTTGCCCTGTCCATCTCGGTCTGAGTTGTAGACAGCTTTAAAACGTCCGCTTTCTGAGGCATATCCAATCTGTAAATCAATAGTGTTTTCAAGCGAATAATCACTATCTTTAACCATTATCTTACCAATTCTCATACCTTGTTTATCTAATAAATACAGCTCCATTTTGTTCTTAGCTCGTGGCGTCTTATTTTCCATGTTAAATCGAGCAGTAACTTGCCAATCGTCACATTCTTTTGATAACATTTGCTGTCTAATAGGTCCATACCAAGCCCCTTTTCCAATGCCACTTGGATTAGTACCGAAAAATGGCTTCCCACTTTTATCACCAATTTTAATTGCGCTTGGAGTACTTGCCATATCGGCATCCGTTGCTAATTTTCCATTTTCAATGTTAAATGTAAGTGTGGGAGTACTTATTTTCGTCCACGGTGCTAATGAGTTACATGGGTCATTCAAAATTCGTGGCTTTAAATTAACTGGTGCATCTTGATTTTCAACATCAAAGCCTGCGCCTAGATAAACGTATTCATCACCGTTTGCCACACCTATTTTTGATAAGTCGCTTTCTGTCGTTAATGTTAATACAGGGTGTGTTGTTGTGTTGCCTTTAGGCGTATATGTGGTTGTTTCTTTAGTGAGTTGTATTTCTTCTTTCGTTTGATAACCTACACCCTCCGAGCATGAAAAAGACATCGTAAATGATACAGAACTTGAATTTTTAGCGATACGTGTAGGCTCTGAAATCCCAATCGGATGCACCCACCACGTGACATCAGGTTCATCACTAAAAATAAGTGGATATTCGTCGCCATCTGTCGTTTGTGTGATTAAGTTTGATAGCTCTCGTAATGTGTATACACGCTCTTCTTCTGTATTTGAGACTAACGTCACATCAATCTCAATCTTTTTACTTCCTAGTGATGTACCTTCATACAAGTCACCTAACATACCAGCGATTTCTGTCGTTTGCTCTTTAAATTCTGCTGTAATACTTCTATGAGTATCATTTGTGATTAGACCTAATTCTTTATAGCTATCAAAACCACAATAGTTAAATTTTATTTCTGACATTTATTTCTCCTTTCTATAATAAAAAAGAGATAGAATTAATCTATCTCTCGTTTTTACTTTAGATGATTCCTCTCGCAATATTTAGTTTTTGAGAAGTTTTTTTCTGATATTGATTAGTGCTTTCAGCAATTGTTTTTCCATCTAATTGAATAGATGTGTCTTTCTTCACAAGTTGCGTCAATAAAGAATTTTGCTGTGTTAACAATGAGACTAACTCGCTATTATCGTTCACTACAGTTGTTGCATTGTTAGTATTTCCACCTTTTTGCACTATAGAACTATCTCTGCTAACGCCCAATCGATCCATTGTTTTGTGCAACAATTGAATAGCTCTATCACGTCTGTTAAGACCCAGTGGAATAATGACTTCTTCGCCTTCTTCTCCTATTTCAGCGATTTGATGCTTATTAATGAAGCCACCATTTGCATAACGCTTGATACCTGTCGGGCCCCAACCTTTTGGCATGTTAATATCACGCAACCAATTGCTATCGTTAAACATTGCAAGTAATTGAGTGTAACCATTGCCTAAATCGGGTTTTACACCTTTAGGCACCCAACTATTTAAAGTCGGTTGGATATATTGAAGCAAACCCTTAGATGGTGTTCCAGCTTTTGCATTTGAATCCCAATTATTGACGATGCTTGCACTACCATTCGACTCTTTTGTAATACGTTTTAGGATTGATTCCATACCAAATGGTGTTAAATCAACATTCATACGTTTAGCTGCTTTTCTGATATTCGGAATCCATGCTTTAGCTCCACCAGTCACGTTGCCACTTGTGCCACCATTTTCTTCAAAGATGCCTTTTATCCACTTGCCCATACTACCGAAAGTGGTATTAACTGCACCTTTTGCGATTGATAAAGGCGCTTTAGACATTGTGCCTAAAATCGGTTTTAGAGTGCTGTTAACTACATCTTTAACGATTTTCATTGGATTTTTAGCATAGTCCCAAATATCACCTGCAAATTCTTTCGTAGCTCCCCACGCCTTAGATGCAACGTTTTTAGTAGCACCCCATGCGCCACTAAACCAATTACCAATACCGTTTGCGTAGTGTGGTATGTTCATGGATTGCATCCACATATTCGTGTCATTACCGTTTAAGACTTTCGCCCCTTTTTGTAACGGCATGACAACATTACGCCCTTGTGCAATAAAAGTACTCCCATCGGGATTTTGTACCGCTTCTTTATAATGTTTACCTTTACCGTCGTTTATCATTGCTAGACCGCCCGCATGTGAGTCTGTACCTTTTGCGTACGCTGGTACTTTCCAAGTAGGTAATTCTGTTGCTCCAACTTTATCAAGTACCCAGTTTATTCCACCTAGAATACCGTTAACTGGTTTTGAAATAACATTAACGACACCCACAAACATAGACTTAAATTTATTTTTCAATGCACTAGCGCCACTCTTAATTCCTTCAGCCATTCTATGTGGCATATCTTTAACATTATCAATCATTTTTTTAACCCAACCAAAAACACCATCTTTCATGTTTTTAAATAGGTTGATTACTTTTGATGGTAAAGATTTTATTCCATTCCAAACGGATGAAATCCCTTTACTAAAGAAACCTTTAATTCCACTCCACATATTAGATACAACGTTCTTAGCGCCTGTTCCAAGCGTTTTAAACCCATTTAAAATACGTGTAGGCATTGATTTATATATATTCCAAACTGTTGAAACACCACTTGTGAAGAAACCTTTGATGCCTGCCCACATTCCTGATACAAGTGCTTTAGCCCCTGTAGCTAAAAGTTTAATCCCTTTTAAAACTCTACCCACTAACAATAAATTGACAGCGTTCCAAACGAATTTAATCGCACCTGCAAAAACTTGCTTAATACCTTCCCACATTTTTGAGAAGTTACCAGTGAACAATCCAGAAAATATTTTTATAACACCCATTATTACGGATAAACCGCCTTGAATAACACCTTTGATGTTACTTATCACACCACTTATAATACTGAAAATCACTGCTAAAACTGGCTTGATGATAGGTAAAATAAATTGTATTGCAGTTTGAATGCCTTTAATCACATTAGTTATTGCTGTAATAATCATTGTTCCATTTTCTGCCCAAAATGTTTTTAAAGTGGTGAAAATTCCTTTGAAAATATCTACAATTTGCGTAATTATTGGCATAATAAAAGGTTTTAATGTATTGAATACCGCCTTAAATGTTGTGATTGCACCCGTAATTGTCGATTTAATAGCTGGCATCGCACTCATAATAACTGTTTTCATAACTTCAAAACTTTCTTTAAACTTTCCGAATACGTTACCAGTGCCGCTACTCAACGCTGCTTTAAAGTCTGCAAACTTTTCTTTTATTTTGCCGATATTATCAATAATTGCTGCTACTGTTCCAATATCAAAATACTTCGATAAAATATCAACTTTTTCACCTTCTAAACCATTTCCAAGTACAGTTTTAAATGTACTTCCAAATGATTTAACTTTATCCATTGCCGTTTGTATATGACCGCCCATGCCACCAAATACTTGTTCAATTACTGCCCCACCGTCTGTCATACCTTTAATCATAATGCTCTTAAATGGTGTGATGATGTTTGCGATTGAACGGTTGATTGCAGATTTCATGTTAGCAAAACTACCGCTAATTGAGTCACCTGCTGTTTTTGCTTGTCCAGCTAATGCAATAGTCGCCCCGTTACTTCCTTTTGTACCATTTTCCATACCTTGAACTAATTTATCTATTACTTCTTCAGACTTTAATGCGCCACTCGTGATTTTTTTCTTCATATCTTCTACAGACATTCCATACTGATTAGCTAAAATCTTAATTGCTGGCACGTTTGCATCCGTTAATCGTGCTAAATCACCTAATGATGCTGTTCCACTCGCTTGTAATGCTTTAAAAGCATCTGATATTTGACCAATTGACTCTTCACCCTTACCTAAACCGTAAGCTGCATCTGTGGTTGCTCTTAAAACACCCTCAACTTTATCTGCTTTCATACCTGATGCTATCAAACCTTTTGTTGATTCTGTCATTGCATCCATTGCAATTGGAGTCCCTTTAATTACAGCACTCACAGATTTCATAATGTTACCTGCTTTTGCTGCTGATCCAGTTAATTGCGTAAGTGATTTAGTGGCTGTATCTATCTTATCAACACGCTCAATAGCACTACCGATTGAATTTTTAATTGTGCTACCAATTGTAGTAATAATTGACATTATTCCACTAGCTAAAAATGAGCCTTTGAATACTGCGAACATGTTTGAATAACCATTACTTGTATCTGCAATAGCGCCATCTAAACCTTTCATTGAATCTTTTAGTTTAGATTGTGATTGTACTGCTTCACCATTTGCGCTTTGTAAGTCTCTTACTTTAATAGCTTGTTCACGTGTTTCAGTAGAATCAGCACCCTTACTATTTTTCAATTCTGCAAGTTTACGTTTTTCTTCATCAATTAAAACGTTTCTACTTCTAATAGTGCTTGATAAGCTGTCATATTCTACTTTTAAAGCCCCAGTCTCATTACCTTGCGCTCTCATTGAGCGTGCTAAACTATCCGATTCAGTCGCTTGTAATTTCATTTCACGACTAACTTCAGTCGTTTTAGACTTGTACTCCGCTAATTCTTCGCTAACTTTTTCCAGCTGTGCATGATACGCTTGATTTTTAGCAACAACATTATTAATCTTAGTAGCCATATCAGTTGCTTGCTTACTTGTTTCGCCAAAATCTTTAATTGCTGTTTGATGTTTAGCGTGCAATCCTGCAAGTTCTTTTTCTTGGGCTTCAATTACTTTATTAGTCGCATTATACTTTGTTTCTAATTTATCTAATTCTGTGCCTGTTGCTTGAACGATAGACATTTGAGCTTTCATCTCGCTCATAGTTGCTTTAACTGCACGTGTTGTGGCCGCTAGTGATTTTTGAAAGCCTGCTGATTCTAAATCAATACCAATTGCCATGCTGCCATATACTTTACCTCTTTTTGCATCTGCCATATTTTATCTCCTTTCTAAATTTAATCAAAAAAAATATAAGCACAATATTCAAAGGAATGAACATCATGCTTATATATCTGAGCCATACTGACTACTTTCTATTTCTTCTGTGTAATATTCTGCACCCTCGTTATCGTATGGATCACCAGCTATAAGCGATAGCATCTCATCTAAATCGTTATCTCTTAGATCTGATAAAGTGATAAGTTTTTCACTTAATAAGTGTGAGAATAGTTTTTTTAAGTCATTATAATACTCTTTATAGCTGACTGCTTCCCCTTGAGCTATGCTGGAGGTGTTAAGCCCTTTTTTCCTACTAAGACAGTCTCGATAATTTCACCCATCTTTGGGAAAAGTACGTGTGATTCTAAACCTGCGTACAATTCTTCTACTGTGAATTGATTTTTGAATACATCAGTTACAATAAATTCAGCCATTTCTCGTGCTTGTACAAGTTCATTTTCTGCCCCTGCCTCAGCTTTGATTTTAAATTCAATTGCTTTCAATGTAACGTTGCCGCTGATTCTACCTGCTGTATATACCTCTGTTTTCTCTGTTTCTTCATTAAATAATTCAATTTTGATTACGTTTGCCATTGTGTTTTTTCCACCTTTAATTTATATTTTTTTGTGTTCTTATTTTTAAAAAGTACAATAGCATATTACAAATACACTACTGTACTGTGTTTATTATTTACTTACCTGCCAATTTTTTATCTGCAACCTCATCAAAGCCAGGGAACGCGTATTTTTCCATTGGTGCAAACTTATCTGCACCTGTGCCGTATTTATAAGAATCACCATTCTCATCTGAGATTGCTCCAAACTCCAATTCTGTATCTGACTCAATGTTAATTTTACCTGTTTCCGACGTTTCCATTTTTGCAGAATCAATTGTAAATTTACCCTTTGAAAAACCAGTGTAATAAGGCTTTTCACCTAGAGTTGTTGACTCTAAAACTAAAGAACAATAGGGCGCTACTGAGTTACTACCCACTGCGTTCAATCCGCCTACTTCCGTTTTATGTCCGCTAATCGCTGCGATAATTTCATCTGATAAATCCATTAATGTCAATTTAACTTTTACATCGCCAACACCTGCCTGCGCAACGTAGTAATCTCCGTCACCTGCTGATAACTTAATTTGTTCACCTGCCAAGCCGCTGATGTCAGCAGAAACTGAACCACCTTCGCCGTCTTTTCGTGTAAATTCAAATTTATTGATTACTTTCTTACCTGCTTCATCATAAACCCCAATAATTGCTCGTTTAAAACCTTTTAATGCTACCATTTTATAAATCATCCTTTTCTATTTTAATTTTTTTATAGCTTTGATGTGTGAAGTGTAGTGTTACAACTAGAATGTTTTCAATATTTTCATGTAGCATTTCCATGCTGAAACTATAAAAAATATTTTTCATTTCTAATTTTTCAACTAACTCATCTATCATTGCTTCAATATCTTCTTGCTCAACACTTAAATACATTTGTATCTGAAACTTTTGCACTGTTGACTGCAATGAATCACTTGCGAATTTTGTTGCTTGCGTTGAAACAGTTGTTAATTTTAACGCAGGTAAATTGCTTGCTAACTCATAATTTTCAGGCATTCTATAAGCATAGACATTCATATCCCAATGCTTTAGAATATCAATCAGCTCAAGTCTTAACGTTGCTAACCTCATAAATTTAGCCCTTTTTTAATCTCTTGCATCACAATATCCATGGCATTTTGACTTTCTTCTAACATTGTTCGCTCAATGAAATGCTGTGCTTGTTGTGTTTCTGTTCCTAGTTCAACAAAATGAGCACGATAATACGTTTTATCACTAAAACCAATTAACGACATGTCTAATACATCTTCATATTTAACATCATCTGATAACGGCTTTCCTTCAAACTCTTCGCCAATCGGAGTATTCTCCGCTAATTTATTAGCAAAATATTTAGCGCCTTTCATCTGTGCTTTTGTATATATTTCTTTTTCGTTAGCTAACTTAATGAGATTTTTCTCAAGGTCACCTAAATTAAAATTCACACTACCTGTATTTCTATCACTGCCCATTAGACACTCTCCTTTTTCGCTAAGATTGTTGTCCATTTCTTCTCAGAAACATCAGTATTAATTTTCTTAATCTCATAATTTTTATTATTCATTTTGATGAGCCAATTATTTTTGATTTCTTCAATTTGCTGATGACGGATGATTATAGTAACAACGTCTTCCAGCGCTTCGTTTCCAAAACTCGAATAAATTTCGTTCAAATATTGCTGTCTTATTCTAGCCCAGCATGTGAATTTTTCGACTGGTTTGACAACATCGATGCCGTTTGAATTGACCGTTCTTTCTTTTGAATAGAATGTAATTCTTTTATCTAATTTTGCTGATTCATAGCCCATATTCGATACTCACCATCCAGTTTTTGTAACAATGTTGATAACGAATGATTTACATCTTTTACATTGTCTAACGTCTGAATTGAGTGATACTCATAAAAATGATTTGTTAAAATAATGACAGCTAAATCATATAATTTATTATCATTGAAAAAACTATCATCTTTATTTGATGTAATTGATGTTTGAATATCAATCTCAGCAGCTGGAATATAAATATCTGACAGCAACTCATCGTCATAATCATGATCTATTCGCAAAGCATTTTTAATTGTTTTAATATCTACTATTGTTATCAACTCCTTTTAAAAAAATAGAGTGATAGAATTATCTACCACTCTGAATTTTAATTATTTTTTTGCTGGCTCAACTGGCAATGACAAGTTAACTAAATAACCTGCTTCATCGTCTGCTACAACCGCATCAAAACGTAGAACTGCTTGCAAGTATTCACCATATTTGCGTTCTTCTGCCCATTTCATTGTGATATTTTTGCGGTCTGCAAATAAAACAAATGCGTCAACATCACCAATGAAAGCCTTTGCTTCGCCTGCTTTGCCTAGTACGGTATCTTTCAGAATTACCATCTTACGACCGAACAAAATGTAGGCAGATGGTTGCGTAATATCCTGTTGTAAAATATAACGACCATTGCCATCTTTCAATGTATCAACAAGTTGCAAGAATGATTGAGATGCAACAATCATTGAATTGTATTGAGGGTCAAGTTTAGTGTTGAACACTGCTTTTAATTCATCTAGTGAAGTTGCTGCCACTGCTGGCGCTTTAGCTAAAACATTCGCAATAGCTTTGTTAGATGTATTTAAAGCAATTCGATTAACATGTTTTGAGATTAATGCTTCTAAGTTGTCTGCATCGTCCAAAGCTTCTTCAGAAACTAATACAACACCTCGACGTGTTTGGATTTTATAATCGACATCTTTAAAAGTTGGATCTTCTAAATCAGGATTTTCAGCCAATTCTTCAGCCGTTGGTAACACTGCATCGGTACCATTGAAAACTGGGTATGAGCCTGATTTCGTTTCAACTTTTACAACATTTGCAAAATCACGTAAATCAACAACAGTTGTTGGTTGCTCTTGTGCTTTCGTAATTACTTGAATAGGAATAATAGCTTCTGATTCTAATGTTGTGATACTACGTGCTTCTTTTGATTTTGATTGAATATGTTCAATGAATGAACGTACCTCTTTTGCTTTTGTTGTTTCTAAAGCATCTACTGCTGTTACTGTGTTTTTCATAAATTTACGAACTCCTTTTTCATCATCATTTTTTTGTTTTTCAGTTTCTTCTACTTTTGCAACTACTGTTTCTTCAATTTCGTCTGACTCTTGAGCCGATAAAACTTCTAATTTCTCAAGTTGAGCGATGGCTTTGTCAAAAGCTTCTACTGCTGCTAATAACTCATCCGCTGAATCTAATTCATCTTTTTCAACTGCTTCTGATGCTTTATTAATTGCATCTGCTCGTTCTAATTTCTTTGCTTCTAACTTTTCTTGTAATGTCATCTAATAATTCCACCTTTAATTTTTTATTTTTAGACAAAAAAATACACCTCTCATTTATTTGAGATGTGCTAATTTGATGCTAATATTTAATTTTTTCTTGCGTGATTCATTTTTGAAATTTTGTACTTCTTGTTGTGCTTCTTTAATACTTCGTGATTCAACACTCGTGTCTTGATAAGCTGGGTATGTAACGACTGATACATCATATAGTGATAAAAACTTGTTAATATGACGCACAATTACACCGTTTTCTTCTCGCATTTCGTGATCTTTGTTATCAAGAAAGAAGCCGAACGAACATTGGTCAACATCTCCACGTTTTACAAGTGTATATAAATCCCTAGCGTTTTGCGTATCAGCTAATTTACACTTAAAGTGTAAGCCGATTTCATCAGCTGTTAGCTGTAAAGTATCGTTTTTTGTTCGACCTAAAACCAAATTCTCATCATGATTCATCAAGCAAACTACATCGCTTAAATTAGTTTCATCAAGTGCGTTTTTGTGAATTGTTTCAATGTAGCCGCCTAAATCTTCACTAAATGTATCAAACTTTAATGCGTATCCTTCAATTGTCATATCGTCAGTTGCTGACATATTACTAATACTTCTAAATTCTTTTTTCATTTTAAATTATCACCTCCTTATTATTTGGTGATTCTTTCAGCTCATCAGCAGTTGGATCATTGACTCTGTCAAAACCTAATTTTTCACGTGCTTCATTAGCTGAAATAATTCTGCTGCTAACTAAATAAGAATAGTTTTTTACTTTAGTGCTATAGTCTGAGTCGTATAAATATTGATAATTAAATTTTAATTCAATTGTAAAATTAAGATTGTTTGTATCATATAACTTAAACTCAATTTCTGATGTTAGTGTTGAGAAGAAAGGAATGAGCGTATCAGTGACATAAACATTGTTGGAATCGTTCATTGATGTATGCTGATTCTCTCCTCCTAATCTGTCAATAGGTAGATTAAAAGCCTTTGCAACTTGTTTTGTTGTAAATGTGTAGCTGTTGAGAAAATCTAAAATCTCAGTTGGAATTTTTAACTGTTGATAATCAGCAGATGGATCAATAATAGCTATCTTACCGCTGTTATTTGAGCCACTGTTGAGTTTCTCGAACGAATTTCTTACCTCGTCTTTTTGTTCATCATTCAACTTTGCAAAATTCATTTTTAACACACCGCTTGAATTGCTTGCGTTTTTGAAAAAGTTTGTTAAAAAGTTATTACTACGATTAGATATTTCTAACTCTTGTACAAGACTGTGCAAAGGTGAGTAACAGTTAAATCCGTCAACTGTCATGTATTTAAAATGTAAAATTTCTGACTGAGTTAAATCAATAGTTTCATTTTTTAGTGATACTGAATAAATAATATCCTGTTCTATTGTTTTAATAGTTACACTACTATTATTTAAAAATGTTAATGAATCTACACTACCATCTTCATCAATATTGATTTTTACAAATGCTTCACCATTGAGCAACATGTTTGCAGCTATAACATATTTGAAGTCATATGCATTCATAAAGTCATTTGGTCTACTATTAAATAATTTAACAATCGAGTCATTTGTAATTTTATTATCTAAAAACTTTTCAATTTTAGCTGTTGCAATACTGCTACTCAAAACATGTACAGCAGTAAAAATATCACTGTTCTTTAATGCGTTAACATTAGAAT